GCCGGTCGTCGACGCGCAGGAGCAGCAGACCGTCGTCCGCATCACCGGCAACGACAACAGCAGCAACGCGAACGGCATCACGTATCAATACACGGCGTTCTGCGATCCGGCGATGCGCTTCTGCAACGCGGGCGCGCTGCACCTACACAGCGGAACAGCCGACTACGTCACCGCCCTGGACAATGAGGGGTTCACGCCGGATAACGTCTGGCTGGCCAACGAGCAGCGCGGCGGCGCGGCGAGCGGCGGGATCATGTATCGCGGCCCTGGGCACACCGCGCAGAACATCAGTTCACTGAGCGCGGCCGAAACCGCGTCGGCGCTCAGCTTCGCCAAAGGCACCATCACGAGCAAGAACGCGCTGCACAGCACGAGCTGGAACCAGATCGGCTACCTGGCGTTCAGAAAGAACGACGGCAGCGGCGACGCCAACATCAACAAGGTCCTGGCGACGACGAGCTACACTGGAGACGGCGCCGGTTCCCGCACGGTCGGCCTGCTGATGGGCGGTCAGCGTCCGGCCTGGGCGATGGTCGTGCCGCACAATGGCGCCGCCTTCATCCGCGACGTCTCACACACCGGCACGAACTCGCTGCAGTTTCCGACGACGAACAACGCGGCCACCGGCATCACCGGAGGCGGCCCTGACTCGCTGAGCGTCGGCTCGGCGCTGAACTCGAACGGCATCATCTACGACGTGTTCGTGTTTCCCGGCAGCACGACGGCCGGTAACGGCGGATTTTCGATCAACGGCGAGTTCATCGTCGTCGCGCCTGACTCGCCGACCGGCGGCGACGTGTTCGGCGGCGGACTCTGGGACGGCACGCCGCCGGACCCTGAGCTGAATCCGGACGAGCCTGACTCTGGCGGCGGCACGCCGGACATCCCCGACCTGCCGGACGGCGTGCCAGGCACGGACTTCGGCACGAGCTGCGTCGATTCGACGACGTTCCTGATCAACCAGGCCCTGTCGCTGATCGGCGTCAGCAAGCAGATCGCCGACATCACGACGGAGCTGTCGAAGGAAGCGACGACGGCCAGGCTGCACTGGGTCGACGACGTCGGCGCGACGCTGCGCGCCTTCCCCTGGAACTTCGCCACACGCTATGCGCGCCTGGTCCTGGTCGGCGGCACGTCCACGGTGCCCGTCAACAACGACTGGCAATACAGCTACCGCATGCCGTCCGACGCCGTGTTCTCACGACGCATCACGAACCCGAGCATGGTGCAGAGGCGCTACGACGAAACACCCGTGGACTTCCGTGTCGGCAGCGACACGACCGGCGGCCTGATTTACACGAACCAGGGACCGACGGACGACAACGACCTGACGCCGGAGCTGGAATACACCGTCCGGACGGACTGCGCGGCGCTCAACGGCGACCATATCTTCCGACGCGCGCTGGTGTGGCGGCATGCAGCCAGCCTGGCCCCGGCGCTGGCGAAGGACGAGAAGAAACAGCAGTTCTGCCTGGCCATGTTCGCCAGGACGATCGGCGAGGCGTCGACGGCCGGAGCCAACGAGGAGCAAAAGGACCCCGAGGGCGATGCGCCCTGGACGACCGGACGGAACTGATGATCGACTACGACGACAAGCCGCCGGCACCTGACCCGACCGACGATCCGCGTGACCCGGACCCAGAAGAACTCAAGCACGATCGCCAGGTGCAGGACGACCTACGGCGCGAGCGCGAGGGCTAATGGTCGAACGGCGCACCAGGGCGCGCGGCCGGCGCTACGCCGACGAAACGCTCTGGTATTACTGTGAATTAGTGGTCGCCGCCGCGTTCCTGATCGGCATCGCGGTAGGTTGGTTGGTTGCGGAGCTGAGCTGATGGGTGAAGCCGTTTTCCAACGAGCGTTTGCCGGCGGCGAGCTGGCGCCGTCCTTGGCCGCGCGTGCCGACCAGGCGAAGTATCTGACCGGCCTGCGGACCTGCCGCAACTTCATCGTGCAGCGTCATGGCGGCGTCACCAATCGCGCCGGCACCAGGTTTGTCTTCGAGACGAAGACGAGCAGCACCGCGACCTTTCTCCTGCGCTACGTGTCGGCCGTCGACGGCGAGAGCGTCCTGATCGAAGCCGGCCCGAATTACCTGCGCTTCTACAAGAACGGCGCGATCGTCCGCCTGGTCGGCGTCGCTGCCTGGAACGCCGGCACCAACTACCAGATCGGCGACATCGTCGTCAGCGGCGGCATCAACTACTACGCTGTGCAGGCGGGCATCAACCACATCCCGCCCAACGCAGCTTTCTGGTACGCCATGCCGACCGACATCCTTGAGATTCCGACGCCGTTCGGGAACGCCGGATTCAACTGGTCGCAGTCGGGCAGCATCATCACGCTGACGTCGAACCTGGTCCCGCCGTTCGAGCTGATCTACTTCTCGCTGACGCACTGGGTGATCCAACAGGTCAACACGGCGCCGGCCGTCAACCCGCCGACGGGACTGAGCGCAGTCGCAGGTGTCGCAGGCGTGCGCGACTACAAATACGTCATCACGTCGGCAGCGCAGGACAGCTACGAGGAGAGTATCGCGTCGAGCATCGTGCAGGTCTTCTGCGGCGAACCGACGAAAGACAACCCGAATCAATTGAGCTGGATGGCACCGACCGGCGGCGCGGTCGCCGAGTATTACATTTACCTGGACCCCTACCAGAACGGCACGTTCGGCTTTGTCGGCACGGCCACCGGCCAGACCACGTTCAAGGACGTCGGGTTCACGCCGGACTTCGCCGTCACGCCACCGCTGCCGCGCATCCTGTTCAACACGACGGACAACTACCCGGCGCGCTCGACCAACTATCAGCAGCGCCGGTTCTTCGCCAACACGAACAACGACCCGGACGCCGTGTTCGGATCGCGCGTCGGGTTCCGCAGCAACTTCAACATCAGCAGCCCGCTGCAGGACGACGACGCGCTGACGTTCCGCATTGCCGGCGACCAACACAACCCCGTCCGCCATTTGCTCGGCCTGAAGGCGCTCGAAGTGCTGACCGACGGCGGCGTGTGGACGGTCGGCCAGGCGAAGACGGCGCTGACCCCGTCGAACATCCCGGCCGACCAGGAGACTTACAACGGCGTCGGCCAGGTCAAGCCGGTAGTCGTCGGCAACTCGATCCTGTATCAGCAAGCGCGCGGCGCGATCGTGCGCGACGTCCGGTTCGAGCAAGAGGTCGAAGGACTCGCCGGCCGCGACCTGACGCTGTTCGCTGCGCACCTGTTCGACGGTCGCACGCTGACGGCGCTCGACTATCAGCAGACCCCGCACTCAATCGTATGGGCCTGCCGATCGGACGGCGCGCTGCTCGGCCTGACCTACCTGCGCGAACAGGAAGTCTGGGGCTGGCATCGTCACGACTCTGGCGCGGGCGCGCTGTTCGAGGACGTGTGTGTCGTGCCGGAAACCGACGAGGACGTCGTCTATCTGCTGGTCCGCCGGACGATCAACGGCGTGTTCAAGCGCTACATCGAGCGCCTGGAGCGCCGCGAGATTCTGAGTTTCAACGCGGACTGTTTCTTCGTCGACGCCGGCCTGACCTACACGGGCGTGCCAGCGTCATCGGTGTCCGGGCTCGACCACCTGAATGGCCAGCTTGTTGCCGTCGTCGCTGACGGCCGCGTCATTTTCAACGGCGACGCATCGACGGCCACGGCCGCCCAGATCACGGAGTTCACGGTCGCCGCCGGCACGATCCCGCACGTCTTTAACCCAACGGCGAGTATCATCCATGTCGGGCTTGGTTACTTTGCTGACATCGAGACGTTGGATCTGGACGTGCAGGGCGTCGCCATCCGAGACAAGGCGAAGCGCGTCGGGACCGTCCAAGTGCTCCTGAACGCGAGCTGCCGCACCTGGTGGGCTGGACCGGCGACGACGCGCCTGGTGCAGGTCAAGCTGGAGGAAGCGGAGACGGGACTGCAGCAGGTTCCGTTCACTGGCCAGGAGAACATCAAGATCGAAAGCGACTGGAACGACTACGGCCGCGTCGTCATTCGCCAGAAGGACCCGCTGCCCCTCGAAATTCTCGGCGTGCTGCCGATCGTAGAAGTAGGAGGATGAGATGCGACGACTGTTGATCGGTTCGATTCTGGCCCTGGTGCTCGGCACGCAGGCCACACACGCGCAGCCGGATTTCTTTGTGATGCAGCCGTCGCAAGTGTCTGGCATCGCTGCTACTACGGTGACGCGGAACACGTTCCGCCTGCCGCCTGGCGTCGAGCAGCTCGACATCCTGCTGAACATCACGGCCGGCGGGACCGCGACCGGCACCCTGCAAATTTATCTGCAGGACAGCGTCGACGGCGGCACGACCTGGGACGACGCCGTCAGCTCGCTGACGTTCGCCCTGGGCGCCGCCGTCGTCACGCAGCGCTTTTTCATCAGCACAGCGATCGTGCCGTCCGTCATCACGACGGCCGCCAGCACGAACATCACGCAGGGCTCAGCGGCGACGCAGGAAACCATGGCCGCCGGCAGCGCCCGCCAGGGACCGATCGGCACGCAGTGGCGCGTGCGCGAGAAACTCTCAGGGCCGGCGGGCTCACCAGTCGGCGCGACCTACACCATTACCGCCAGGGTGAAGGTAGGGATCTGATGGCCGACACGAAGCTCACGTCCATGAAAATCTCGAAGGCCGAGCGCGAAGCGCGCTACTCCGAGAAGTCGATCGCCACCGAGGGACCGATGTATCCCTACGGGCTGTCGGTCAGCCTGGACAACGAGAGCATGGAGAAGCTGGAGCTGGACGCGACCGACATGAAGGTCGGCACGACCATGGTCCTGGTCGCCAAGGTCGAAGTGTGCAGCGTGTCGTCGAGTGAATACAAAGGCGGCGACCCGAATCAATCGGTCACGCTGCAGATCACCGACATGTGTCTCGAAGCTGAAGGCGCGAAGGCGTCGGACGCGGCGGGCGCGCTCTACAAGTAGGACCATGGCCGGACTCACCCTTACGGCGATTTCGCTCGCCCTGGCTGCCGGCGGCACGGCGACGCAGGTCTATGGCCAGGTGAAGGCCGGCCAGGCACAGCGCGAGGCCGGTAAGAACGCGCAGAAAGCCAGCGAGAGCCAGGCGCAGCTTGCAGACTTCAATGCCAGCGTCGCCGAGCTGCAGGCCAAGGACGCCATCGAGCGCGGCGCCGAGAGTGAAAGCCGGTTCCGCACGACGATCCGGTCGACGATCGGCGCACAGCGCGCGGGCTTCGCTGCGCAGAACGTCGACGTCGGTTTCGGATCGCCGGTTGACGTCCAGGCGGACAGCGCGTTCCTGGGCGAGCTGGACGCCTACAAGATCCGCAACAACGCGGCGCGAGAAGCCTGGGGCTACAACGTGCAGGCTCAGGATCTGCACAAGCGCGCGGAGATTGCGCGGAAGGAGGGCGTCTACCTCGAAGCCGCCGGCCGCCAGAACCAGAGCGCCGCCAACCTGGCCGCAGCCGGCAGCCTGATCGGCGGCGCCGGTTCGCTGCTGCAAATGAAATACGGATTCGACAAAGCGAGTAAGTTGGGCTGATGCCTGTAGTCACCTACGGCCCGAGCAAGGTCGGCACCGAAGCACTGCCAGGTGTCCGGAAGCAGTCGGCTGAGACGAACCTGTCGGAAGGCGTCGGCCTAGAGCAGGCCCGCGCCGGCAAGTTCGAGTCGCTGGCCAAGGTCGGCGAAACCGTCAGCGGACTGGCGCGCGAGACGTATCGCCAGGCGCGCATCGTCCAGAAGCAAGAGAAGGATCGCGCCGACGAAATCGCGCTGCTCGACGCGCAGAATCAGCTCGACGCCTGGGAACATCCGCGACTCTACGACCCCGAGACTGGCGCGCTGAACACGCGCGGCAAGAACGCCATGGGCCTGCCCGAGGCCGTCGGCAAAGAATACGAAGACGTCACCGGCAAGATCGCCGAGGGCCTGGGCAACGACAAACAGCGGTTCATGTTCGCCAGGCTGAAGCAGCAGCGTGGCGCCGCGCTCGACCTGAACCTGCAGCGGCATGTGTCCGCCGAGATTCAGCGCTACGAGGGCCAGGAGCTGCAGGCGACCGTCAGCAACGCCACCGGCAACGCCATCGCCAACGCATCGGACCCGACCCGCGTCGGCATGGAACTCGGCCGCGCGATCGACGCCATCAACACGCACGCGCCGCGACTCGGACTCGGCCCTGAACAGATCGCCGAGCAGATCAGCGCCGTCCAAACGAAGACGCACGAGGGCGTCATCGAGCAGCTACTGGCCGAGGACCAGACCAAAACCGCACAGGTGTATTTCGAGGAAACCCGATCGCAGATCAGCGGACCCGCCATTGCTCGCATCGAGAAGGCGCTGGACGCCGGCAAGACCCAGGCCGAAGCGCAGAAGCAGGCCGACACCATCATCGCTGCCGGCGGCACGCTGACCGACCAGAGGAACAAGGCGAAGGCGATCGACGACCCGAAGGTCCGCGACGCGGTCATGCAGCGCATCGAGCACGAGGACGCGGTCAATGACCGCATCACGCGCGAGGCCGAGCAGGCGAAGCTCAATAACGCCTACAGCATCGTCGACAAGACCAAGAGCGTCGACAACATCTCGCCGGCCGACCAGGTCGCCCTGGCCACGCACATGCCGGCGCTGCGCGCCTACGCCCTGCAGCGCGCGAAGGGTCTGCCGATCGAAACCGACTACCCGACCTACTACGGGCTAATGACGAAGGCCGGCGACGACCCGGCGTCATTCGTCAAGGAGAACCTGCTCGCGTATCGGTCGAGGCTGGACGACGGTGAGTTCAAGCAGCTCGCCGCCCTGCAGCTCAGTATCAAGAACGGCGACCGCAACGCGGCCGACAAGGCCACCGGATCGTTCCGCACGCATCAGCAGATCGCCAACAACTCCCTGACGTCCTACGGCATCGACCCGACTCCCAAGGAAGGGACCGCCGAGGCGAAGGCCGTCGCCCAGTTCTATCGGATGCTCGACGTGCGCGTGTCCGCGCTCGGCAAGGAGAAGCCGACCAACGACGACATCCAAGCGATTGCCGACGACCTGCTGTCGACGAGCGTCGACGTTAAAGGGTCCTGGTGGAATATCTGGCCAGGCGGCAAACCGTTCTTCGACAACACGAAGAAAGTCATCGAGCAAACGATCGCCGACGTGCCCGACGACAAGCGGAAGCTGATCGAGCAGAGCCTGCGCGCCAACGGCCAGCGCGTCACCGACGAAACCGTCCTGAACGTCTGGATCGAACACACCGCACGGAAGAAGCGCTAACGTGGCGCTCAACGAGTTCGACGAGACAGTCGAGCAACTCGCGCCGACGGCGCAGAAGCCGACGCAGCCCAACGAGTTCGACGAGACGGTCAAGGCGCTGACGTCCGGCAGCCAGCAGCGGCTGCGCACCACGCTGCAGCAGGCGGCGCCGGAATCGCCCGATCGCGCGGCCGAGGCGCGGACCCTGGGCGAACAGTTCGGCCTGCCGCCGGCCGTCGTCCTGCGCAA